ATAGTTCCCTGCGAAGCGGAGTAATGTATCAAACTCGGCAGAGTAAACGAAGCAGCTTGCGTTTGTAGATACGTAGAAAGTCCGTAAGCTGCGTTTGTTACGTCGGACTGCACTACACCATTGAAAGCCACGTTATATGCTGATGAAGCTCCTGTGACGATCCTTGATAAGTACAGGTTGTAGCCAGTCAGGTTGCCAGTACCGATACCAACCCGACCGGCGTTATCAATCCGCATCCGCTCAGTCGGCGAACTCGCACCGTCAGCCGTGGTGCTAAACACCAGACGACCGGGCATGTCGTTCGCGCCGGGAGTTCCGTCAACGAATGCGGCGATTTGTGCAGCACGAATAAACCCAACGCCATCATCCGCACTGAAGTCAAAGCGGCCAATTTCGTCACCAGAAGACACTATGCCAACAGTTCCCGGAGTTGCCCCACGACTTTTATTCAGTTGAAATCCTGAAGGATTGGTATCAGTAGACCATCGATAAGCGCCAAAGTAGCCTCCAGAAGTTCCAGTCCCAGACCATCCTTGAACTTGTATGGATGGCGTAAGTGCCCCAGCTCCAATTAAAGCTGCTGTATGTCCTCTAACTACTTGACCAGAAGCATCAACTACAAACGGAGAGCTATCTGGATTTGTACTGTCTTCAACTACAAGAGCATTACCAGCACCAGTTTGCGTAATACGTAATGCATCACTAGAACTATTTACAGATATAACTACAGGATCAGTTCCTGATTTTTCAACTTTATCTGTATTGAGATTAGTAAAGTTCCCATCAACCTCAGCAAAGCTAAGGGCAGAACCTTTACCAGATCGGGTAACAATCGTTGTCATTTAATTACCCCTTACGCCAATGTGACGCTCAAGTTTCCAGTAGAAATACGGAAAATATCGCCACTAGCAATAACTTTAGAAGCATCTAGTGGAGTGTGATACAAAAGATTGCCAGCAGTTGACGCATCACGAATACCAACGTGCGTAATCGTTCCCCATGAACCAGTAGCAGTCGGGAACTCAATCGCAGCACTGTTCGTACTTACACCATTAGACGGAGATCCGAAAGTAATCGCCTGACGAGCATATGAGCCCCCAGATACCTCAGTACCAGTGTCAGCATCCGTAGGATCAGACGTATATAATGCCAGATAAGTAGTCGTAGGACTCGTATAGCTCGTATTACGCAGCGTAGCGTTAATCAGAGCGTTCTCAAGATAATTTGACATTTCTGCCATGATTTCACCTCGTATAAGACATAGACATAGACTGACCGCCATATTCACTAGACTGGTCAGACACAGATATTGCATTTATGGAACGGTCATACAAAGCAGCCCATGTCTGGAGCCTTGCATCATTCATCAAATACGGCTCAGCCTCACCTAATGCCGCATAAAGCAGCGCATCAGGATAATTAGCTAGGAACACATTAGACGAATTGGAATCGCTAAGAACTGTTGGCTTAGCGTAATAAAGCATTTGAAGCGTATAGGTAGTATCAGGAATCGGTGCCATTTGAATCTCAGCCCCCAATACCGTGTAATCCACTGGCTTACCACCATCTGTAGTCCTAGCACCTGCATAAAATGCGCTAGGAGACAGATAGTTCAATGAGGTAGCTGGAGTCGTGTTGATATGAATATCACGCATCTCCAAAAAGTCCGTAGGAAGGCCTACAGTGCTATCGCCACCAGTAGTTGATGCTGTGGCTACAACCAGCATCTGACGCGTCCTGAGATCCCTCTGAAGGCGAATCTCAGCCAGTCTAATAAAGTCAGGAATCTGGGTTGTTAAATCACTACGAGCTAGATAGTTTGCTATCGTAGTCTTTAGGTCACTGTAGCTCGTAAATGCCATAACTATTCCCCGTTGTTATGATCCTCGATGGCAGTCGGCAATACGTCATCCCATCGATATTCATAAGTCCCGATATGCCCAATGTACTTAGACAACCCATGATCGACGTATGTCTGAAATCCGTGATCTAGTGCCTTTAAACAAAAGTGCACATCCTCACCGATAATTCCACGACTTCCCCAACCTACGTCAAACCAAGGATTCGGCATACCTTCAAATACTTCTCTGCGAATCAACGCAGCGCCAAAACCTACCGCCGTTACAGGCTCTACATAATCCTTGCCTCTAGAATCAATCTTTAGCCACTTATGAGAAGTAATCTTCCCATCGTCATCCTTGTTTAGCTCTAAATTAAGAGCTGTACTTAGAGTCGGCTTTCTTCTAGTGACAGCATTAACCCCTACTATCGGAACCTCACGACTTAGCAATATGCTAATCATATCAGGAGGAAACCGCATATCAGAGTCAATAAACAAGATAGCATCGCAACCTTCTGCCAATGCTGCCTTTACAAGACCTTCACGCTGGTCAAATATCAGCGTTCCTGCCATTGTGTACAACTTTAGCCCGTTAATGTCATCTTTGCAACGATGTTTAACGTCATGCCCTACCATCCGAGCAAAGTCAAATGCAAATCCTGTATGAACTTCATCACGACATGGAACACATACTCCTACCGTGACACCTTTTTTTACTGCCTTATTCTTTTTTGACATTAGAGAGTTCCGCGATAAGTTTTCCAAACTTGGCCTTCAGCCCCGTTCATCCATTTTGCGAATTCAACATCATCAACTATCGCAAATCCTCTCATTATGCCCTTCTTGTTCATTTCGTCAATGACAGTAAAAGGAATCATTCCTACATGATGAAAGTCTCTTAGATGCCCAGTTCTGGCTTTGTCTGCGTCCCTTATCTCGTTTACAGCCTCAAGAATGTCGGTTACGTCCTGCTTAGTCTCGATGATTAAACCACCATCACCATCTGCATGTACTACCTGTTGACGAAAGTTCACTGTGGAGTCCTTTCAAATACCCTAGAGGCCGAAGCCCCTAGGGATTTATTACTATTAGAGAGCCATGTTCAGGTCAGCAACGATACCGTGAGCAGCCTCATTCTTCACTTCTAGCGTGCACTCGACCAGAATCTGGGTCTTGTCGCTGTCGCCAGCCTTAGCCAGTTCGTTAGTCTGGAACGGACGCAGGTAAGCAAGTGCTGCGTACTCAGGATCGATTACCAGAGCATCGCGGGTACGCATGAAGCGGTTCGGAACCACCGAGATATTGCCGAAGTCAGACACATAGATGTCTGCTGCACCAATAATCGTCGAAGGCTTAGCACCAGTGACGTTAAAGCGAGTAGCGCCGATACCAGCAAACGACGAAACCTTCTGCTTACCAGCCGATCCAACCATCAGGATCGATGGAGTACCGCCCGAATCAAACACTTTAGCAACAACGTCTTTCAGCAGTTGCTCAGTGAAAGTACGGGTGTTACCGTCAGAACGGGTAGAAGTACCGATAGTCGTAGGATCTGCACCGTTGGTCTGAGCCGACGAGTTGGTCTTGATCCACGACAGCAGTGAACCCATCTTACGAGCCGAGCTGTTCGACGAGCCAGCCGATTTGCCCTGATTCGACAGCAGGATGGTTTCCAGATCACGCTTGAGTTCCTGAGAAGCCTTAGCAAGCTGATAAGCCTTTTCCGACTTACGACCAGCTTTGTTCACTGCATCCAGAGTGCCAGAGACTTTGATGGTCTTTTGCAGGATCTGGGTGTAGTTGCCCAGACGAACGGTAGGCGACAGAGTAGCGTCGGAAGCATCAGCGCCTTCAACAGCAGCGTTGTTGGTGGTAGCAGCAGCCAGCGAGTCAGTCTGCCACTCGTGGTTTACAGCGGTAGCCTTGGTCTTGCCGATAGACGACATGAAAGGCGTTTCGGTCGGGGAGATGTTATAAATAACATCGATCAGATCTTCGCGCTGACCAATCGCGTCGTGGGCGTTATAAATTGCCATGATTCACTCCTAAATAAATCGTTCAAATACACTTGCGGCATCTGCAATCCGTCCAGATTGCTTAGCTCGCGCTTTAAGTTTCTTCACTTCCTCAGCATTACTATCCCTAGGCTGCGATACGCCGGGCTTAATCACTTTAGGAGCCTGAGCTACCTTCTTGGTAACCTCTGGCTTACTAGCGACTAGCTTG